GCCACGAAACCGGGAGCGGCTGGTGTGGCTGATGCACCCCGACGCGGAGGAGCTGCTGCCGTACCTCTCCATCCAGAGCGGGGAGGCCGCCAAGTTCCTCTGGAACCCCGAGGGCGGCCTGGGCAACTTCGACATCCAGCGGGTGCTGAACAAGCCTGTGCTGTTTGACGACAGCTGCTCCGCCCTGGGGAAGAAGGGCGACATCAACCTGATCGACCCCTTCCAGTACATCCTGCTGACGAAGGGCACCGCCCGTCAGGACTGGTCCGTCCATGTGGCGTTCCTCACCGACCAGAACTGCTTCCGCATGGTGTACCGCTGCAACGGCGCTCCCAAGACGGATAACACCCTGACCATCAAGAACAGCACCAAGACCCGCAGTCCCTTCATCACGCTGGCGGACCGCGCCGGCGGCGCCGCGGGCTGACTCAGAAATTCCCCTTACCGCTCCGCTTCCCGCCCGCGGGCGGAAAGCTGCGCCGGACGGGAAATTTCTTCGTCTTCAACCTCGGACCGCTTTGCTGGGTCCTCGGTTGATTTGGGATGCGGCCCATAGACGGGCCGGGAAAGGAGAACATTATGCCCAGAAAGAAAGCAAAGGCTTCGGCAGCGGTTCCGGAGGAGGCCGCCGCTCCTGTGAGCGGCGCGGAAGCTGCGCCGGGGGCGCCTGAAACGGTTCCCGAGGCGGACAGCCCTGCTGAGCCTGCCCCCGCGGCGTGGCCGGCGGAGGTGCGCTCCCCGAAGGGGCTGAACCTCCGGGAAGGCCCTTCCCTGAGCTATGAGGTTCTGGAGGTCCTGCCTGACGGAGCGGAAGTCACGGCGCTGGACCTGCCCAAGGGAGCGGAGGTCCCCGGCTGGCGGCTGGTCTATACCGGTGAGCGGGCGGGCTGGGTCCAAAGGCGGTTCCTCCGGCTGAGGTACTGAGCCATGGCCTTGCCGGAGGAGCGCAGGACCGGCCTGCTGGCCTACTGTCGGATCGGCGAGCTGATGCCGGAAGAAGAGCCGCTTTTCGACGCGCTGTATGACGCCGCCGTGGGCTACATGACTCAGGCGGGGGTCCGGGAGCCGGAAACGGGGACGCCCCGGCGGGCGCAGTACGACCTGTGCGTCAATTACTTGGTCTTAGACAGCTGGGACCGGCGGGATGTGACTTTTGTGGGGGCCATCCAGAGTGAGAACCCCGCCTTCCGGCGGCTCTTGAATCAATTGAAGCTGACGGAGCCGGATGTGTCCGATTCGGACACATCTGCTCCAGGGGAGGAGTGACGGGCTGTGTGCACTACCGGAAGCGCGCTGAAGGACCGGCTCCAGGTCCTGCGGCTGGACTATGACGCGGAGGCCAACACCTACGCCTGGGCGGAGGAGCGGCGGACCTGGGCGTCGGCGGAGCAGGACGCGCGGGCCAGCCTCTTTTCCTCCGTCGGCGTGGGGGCCAGGGGCGTTACCTTCACCATCCGCAAAAGTCCTGCCCTGACCCTTCACAACGCTTTCCGCTGGCGGGGGCGGCACTGCTTCCTCACCTCCATCGTGGACGCCGGCCCCGGCTTCCAGGTGGTGAAGGCGGCGCTGTGCGAAACCGCCGAATGCCGGCAGGATGCGGACAAGACGCCGCCGGGCTGTCTGTTCCCCGGCGTGCTGACGGAAAAGTACGTGGGGCATGAGCAGCTGGACCCCCACGCCGAGGTGACGGGGGACTTCGTGCTGGTGACGCCGAAGCCCGTCGTCCTGGCACCTGACAGCTGGGTCATAGTGGATGGGGCGTACTTCCTGGTGCGGTGTCCCCACGAGCTGGATCCATATAAAAACGAGTACGAGATTCGAAGGAAGAAGGACTGTTGATGCAGGAGTGTTTTATCGATACCGGAGAGTGGAAGGCATTTTGGGAGCGCTGGCGGGATACCATTGAGCGGTTCCCCGGCCTGAAGGAAGCCATGCTGGAGAAGATCGGCAGGCAAACCCAAGGCGAGGTGCGGAGCGCCATCGACCGCTCCGGCGTGTCAGACTCCAGGGGCCGGGTGAAGCGCTGGCAGAACCCCCATGTCGGCTCCGGCCGGGGCTATGTGGCGGTCCGGCCGGACTCCGTAGAGGCGGCCGCCGGTTACAAGGACCGGCAGATACTGAACGCCGGGGCACTGACGAACTTCCTCGCCAGCGGCCACCGGGTGAGGGGCCCCTCCGGGCGGACGAAACGTTACCAGTACAGGGGCAGGATGACCCGTGTCCGGGGCTTCGACTTCTACGAGAAGGCCAAGGCGGAGGCCGAAAAGATCGCCATTCAGACAGCAGAGGAAATGCTGGGTGAAATCAAGGAGATGGTCGGATTATGAGAGAAGGAATCATTGTCCCCGATGACGTAATCGCCGCCGTCGCAGAGCGGGTGAAGGAGGCGTTTCCCGGCGAGACAGTCTACACGGACCTGGTGCCCAGGGACTTTCAGCGGCCCAGCAATATGGTGGAGCTGGCGGGCCTGGGTCTGGACCCGCTGTCCCACGGCATGAGCGGCGTGGACCTGCTGTACAAGGTCAAAATTACCACCTTCTCCACCGTGGATGAGGTCCATGCCTCCCACCTGCCGGTGCTGGACCTGCGGTCCATGATGGTGATGGGGGCTTTCGGCGCCGGATTCGTCCGGGTAAAGGACCGGGCTCCAAAGGTGCGGTCCATGGAGGCGGATACCTCCTTCTTCGACTGCGTGCCGGTGACGCTGACCTTGGCGCTGACGCTGGACCGGGCCGATTTCGTCGGGCCGGAGCTCCACGAACTGATGGAGCATCTTGAAATGCAAGTTCGAGTGAAAAAGGAGAACAACAATGGCTGAAAAACTGACGATGCCCACGCTGACAATCCAATTCCAGCAGCGGGCGCAGACCGCCATCGCCCGGAGCCAGAAGGGGATCGCCGCCCTGCTGGTGCGGGACGCGGGGACGGCCGGCCAGGGCTGGTCCCTGACCTCTGCGGCCCAGATTCCGGAGAAGCTGGGCAAGGAGAACCAGGACGCCATCCGGCGGGTGTTCAAGGGCGGCGTGAATCCGCCCAGAAAGGTGCTGGTCTACTGCCTGGGGGCGGAGGACACGCTGGACGCAGAAGCGCCCTCTCCCGCGGCGGAGAGCGGGGAGGGTTCGCCCTCCGGCGTCGAGGCCCAGCCCGGCAGCGGCGAGGCCGCCCTGCGGTGGCTGGGGATGCAGAAATTTGACTACCTGGCCGGCCCGGCAGACCTGAGCGAGGCGGAAGCCGCGGTCATTAAGGAATGGATCATCAGGAAGCGGGAGGACGACCACGTGATCTTCAAGGCCGTCCTGCCCAATACCGCCGCCAACAGCGAGGGCGTGGTGAACTTCACCGCCTCCGGCATCCAGGTGGAGAGCAGCGTCTTCGACGCCGCCGGATACTGCGGCCGGATCGCCGGCCTGATCGCCGGGACGCCCATGAAGCAGTCGGTCACCTACGCGGCCCTGCCGGAGGTGGAGGACATCGACCGCCTCACCGCCCTGGAGGAGGACGAGGCCGTAGGCCGCGGCGAGCTGATCCTGACCCACGACGGGGAGAAGGTGAAGCTGGGCCGGGGCGTCAACTCCCTGACCACCACCACGGGGCGCTCCAGGGTTTGGCAGAAAATCAAGATCGTGGAACTGCTGGACCTGCTCCAGTGGGACCTGCGGCTGGCGATTCAGGACAACTATATCGGAAAGTTCCAGAACAGCTACGACAACAAGCTCCTGCTGATCACCGCCGTGAAGCTCTACCTCCAGGCGCTGGCGAAGGACCAGCTGATTGAGGAGGATTTCACCTGTGACATCGACGTGGAGGAGCAGGACGCGTACCTCCAGAGCATCGGCGTGGCGACGGCGGAGATGACGGAGCAGCAGATTCGGGAGGCCAACACCGGCACCTGGGTCTTCCTGGCCATCGACATCAAGCCCATCGACGCCATCGAGGACGTGCGGATCAAAATCTACGTCTGATCTGAAAAGGAGAATTTGATATGGCTTTTGAAAATGGCTCCAGAGTGATGAACGGAACGTGGGGGACCGTATGGGCGGACGGCGCGGAGGTCGCGGAGATCAGCGCCTTTCAGCTGAAGGTGACCAAGAATTGGGACCCCATCAACATGTGCGGGCGGATGGAGGAGGACCGGAAACTCACCAGCATCAAAATCACCGGTTCCATGACGCTTCACAAGGTTTACAGCCGCGGGGCTGACGATGTGGAGGCCGCCGCCAGGGGCCACGACGTGCGCCGGACGCTGGTGGCAAAGCTGGACGACCCGGACGCCTACGGCGCGGAGCGCGTGGCGGTGTACGGCATGAACTACGATGAGCAGACCCTGATGGATTTCGCCGCCGCCAAGGCGGGGAGCGCGACGGTGCCCTTCCAGGCCACAAGCTTTGAGTACTTGGACCGGGTAGCGCCGCCGCAGTAACGAAAAAAGCCGGGGAGTCAACTCCCCGGCGGTGCGTCAGACTTCTTTTTTGCTGCTCTGGTTTTCAATCAGTTTTTGGACTTTTCCTTGGCTTCCTTCAGGTTTTTGCACCCGTCAAGGAGCGCACGGACCATTTTGAGGATACCATCAGGCTGATCATCGGTCATGACTTCCGTCACACAGTTTTCCATCATTCCTGGTCCTTCGCGTCGGCAATCGTATCCAGCAGGTCGCAGAGTTCTTCCTTGGTATAGCTCTCCTTATCACTGTTTTTGATCAGCCGCCGCAGGTCGTAGATCGTGGCTTTTTCAATGACCTTATAATCCTTTTCCGTCGGCATGGTGTTCTCCTCCTTATCATCGGCCGCAGGGTGGACACTTCCTGATAGATATTATACCAGAGTTACAGCATAAAAGCAAATCATTTTGAAAGGAAACAAATCATGGAAAACGAGAAGAACGTAAGTATTTTAGACCTGCTGCTGAGGCCGGAACTGCCGGACGCGCGGAAGGCGCTGCCGGAGAAGCGGGTGGAGGTAAAGCGGCTGAGTGAGATTACCGGGGAGCAGGTGATCTTCACGTTGCGGGCGCTGAGCTATAAAGAGGTCCGGGATATCCAGGACAAGCCCAGGGAGGATCAGGCCGTCTCCGCAGTGCTGTACGGCTGTAAGGACCCCAGCTGGAGGGATCAGCGGCTGCTGGACCCGGCGAAGGGCATCGTGGCGCCGCCGGACGCCATCAAGGCCCGCTTGACCGCCGGAGAGATCGACGAGCTGTATGCCGAGATACAGATACTCACCGGCTACATCAGGCGGACTCTGGCTGACGTAAAAAACGACTGAGGGCGGAGGATGACCCGGACCTGTTCCTGCTGTACTATCTGTTCGCTGTTAAAAACTGGGGACTCAGTGATTTGAAGGCCCTCTACGAGGGGCGGGACGGGTGGACAGAACTGATCCGGGCATTCGCCGCCAGACAGGCGGAACGGCGGAGAGAGGGCTTTATCTGGTAGGAAAAGAAGACCGCCCTCCCAAGGGGGAGGGCGGAAAGCTCACAGGATAAACGGAAGCATCAACAGACTGCCAATCACACAAAATCCCAAAAGGACCGCTATCATGGTCCAACTGGCGCGGGAGCCTGGATCATTCTCACACTGACGCTTGATTACGTCAAATTCCCGTTTCAACTCATTCATAGTGGCTCCTCCTTCACCTCATATTTACTTTTAGTATAAGCAAGCAAATTGATATTGTCAAGGGAAAGAAGGTGCTTCCCATGCCTGACAACACTGTAAGCGTCGTATTCAAAGGCTACGACGAACTAAGCCGCGTTATGAAGACAATCGCCTCCAGCGGCAAGGGCCTCAGTAAAGAGTACGAGGCCCTGGAACGCAGAGGGCAGACCCTCGCAAGCGGCAACGAGAAACTCCAGAAGAACATAGGAAAATTAAACAAGGAGGTCATTGCCGCCAAGTCCGCCATGCAGAAGGCCGCCCGGCAGTTCAAAAAGACAGGCGATGAAGCGGACGGCATCAAGCTGGAGAATGCGACAAAGCAGTATGAAAAGTATTCCGCCGCTCTTAAAGAGGCAAAGTCCGCGTCTGAGATCGCCCAGAAAGCCATGAAAAGCACCGCCGAGGAAATGCGGAAACTGTTTGATGAAAGCGGGAAAGCTGAAGCCCCCGCTTCCGGAGGTTTCCTGTCATCCATTTTTGGCAATGATCTGGGCGGAAAAATGGCGCAATCAGGAATTCTCAGCATGGCTGGTGATGCCGCGGCCAATTTTGCTGGAGCGCTTACGGAAAGCGCGTTAGGACAGCCTTTGGCGTCTCTCGGAAGCAGTATCATTTCCGGAGTCGCGTCCGGTGCCGCGGCCGGGGCCATGGCGGGTATCCCCGGCATTGGAGCGGCTGTCGGCGGCGTGGCCGGATTTGCTAACGGTATTACGCAGATATTTGAGGCTGAGGACGAAGCCTTCAAGTCTTACGTCCAGGAAGCCCACGAAAACCAGATCTCAGAACAGGCAGAATCCCTTTCTACTGGTTCCACACTGGCGGCGGGACGGGAGACTGACTTGATCTCCTTTACCCAGCTTTTCGGCAGTGACAAGGTTGCGGAGAATTACCTTGCCAATATGGTCGACAAAGCAAACGCCACGCCTTTCCTCTATGAGGACCTGAAATCCATGAGCAAGACCCTGGCGACCTACGGCTTCACCGCCGAGGCAGACAAGGAAAAGACCTCCACGGGAGAAAAGGACTATGGATCGATCCTGGATACCCTTCAGACCATCGGTGACGCAGGGGCGGCGCTGGGGCAGTCCACCAGCGACATGACCGCCGTGGCGACGGCCCTGGGGCGGATGAAGTCCAGTGATAAGACAACGCTGGAGTACCTGAATATTCTGAATGACCGGGGCATCGGGGCCGTGGGCTATCTGGCGGAGGCCAAGGGCATGAGTGTGGGGGATACCTACAGCGCCATCTCCAAGGGCGAGATCGCCGGAACGGAGGCGGTGGACATTATCCTGAACGCCATGGCGAAAGCGTTCCCGGACGCCATGGAAAAGCAGTCCGAGACTTTCTCCGGCCTGAGCTCCACGGTGGAGGGTCTGAGCCAGGAGCTGGACAACGCCATGGGCGAGGGCTACAACGAGGAGCGCAAGAACGGCCTCAGGGCCCAAAGAGACTGGCTCTCCGGCGACAGCGGCGAGGCGGTGATGGAGGCCAACCAGGCTATCGGGGCCTGGAAAGCGGAGCTGGAGAACAGCAAGGAGCAGTATATCCGGGAGGCCATGGACGCCATGATGTCCTCCGCCGAGTACCAGACCGCCAAGGAGCAGGGCGACGCCGCCGAGATGGGACGGCTCATCATGGAGGCTAAGGTCCAGGGCATGAACGAGTACAACGCCAGTGAGGGAGCCCAGTTGGCCCTGGCATCGGAACGGGCGTTGGCTGACGCTATCCGGGACGACACCGCCTCCAACAGCGACTATTGGGACGCCGGATATGAAAAGGGCCAGTGGTTCAGCAAGGGCCTTGCAGCCGGGAGTTCTGCTGCGAAAGTTCTCGGCATTGGCAGGACGTCTGGGGACGAAGCGAAGCGAACGGAGTGGGTGACATCCCAGGACGAAGCATCTGCATTGTCGGCGGTGGGCGGAGATGCCGGCGTGCTGGAGGCCATGGGCTATTATAATAAATCTCACGCCTTCGGGCTGAATTACGTGCCCTACGACGAGTACCCGGCCCTTCTTCACCAGGGGGAGCGTGTACTGACGGCGGCGGAGGCCCGGGCGATGGACCGGCAGCCGGCCTTCCCCGCGTACGGCCCCTGGGGCCCCCGCGAAAACCCAGCGGAGCGGTTTTCGTGGGGAGAGGAGGAAGGAATGAAGCGGGCGGAGCCCTCGCCGTCGGGCGGGGACGGAGCAGAGCGGAATTTCTTCCGACGAGGTTTCGGTTGGAGCGGAATTTTTGACGGCGAGAATAAGGTGCGGTTTCTGGAGAAGTGGGCCAAGGGCACCTTCGCTTTTGGACTGAACGCCGTGCCCTACGACGAGTTTCCGGCCCTCCTCCACCAGGGGGAGCGTGTACTGACGGCGGCGGAGGCCCGGACGATGGGCCGGCTGCCGGCCTTCCCCGCGTACGGCTCCTGGGGCCCCCGCGGAAACCCAGAGGAGCGGTTTTCGTGGAAAGAGGTTCCTCAAGAGGGAGCAGACTCCCTCTTGAGCATCTCCCACATGGGGTCCCCACAAAATCCGCAGATTTTGTGGGGAGAGGAGGAAGGAATGGAGCGGGCGGAGTCCTCGCCGTCAGGCGGGGACGGAGCAGAGCGGAATTTCTTCCGACGAGGTTTCGGCTGGAGCGGAATTTTTGACGGCGGGAACGCCGCGCTCTATGACGACTTCCCGGCCCTGCTCCACCAGGGGGAACGCGTCACGCCGCCGGCTGAAAGCCGCGGCAGCGGAAACGTAAACGTTGAAATCCACGTCGACGAGCTGCACGTCCGGCAGGACTCCGACGTCGACGCCGTCGCCGAGGCGCTGTTCCGAAAAATCCAAATCGCTTTGTTGAGAAGGGGCGGCTGAGATGCAGATCATCTTCCGAAACGTGAAGACCAATCAGGAACTCGCCATGCCCGTTATGCCCTCAGACTTCCAGGTAGAGGAGGGCCGGGCCGTGGAGAGCCTGGACATGACGGACACAGGGCAGGTCAACCTGCCGGGGCTGCGGCAGCTGTTCAACGAGCGGAAGGAATTTCTCCTGCCTTCCTCGCAGCGGAACTACACCGCCGCCGGGTGGACCGGAGAGCCCTATGCCGTGGTGGACCGGCTAGTGGAATGGTCCAATCACGGCGACGTGCTGCGCTTCATCGTCACGGACACGCCGGTCAACCTCCCGGTGCTGCTGGGGCCTGTGGCCCACGGGCAGCGGGACGGGACGGGGGACGTATATGTCACGCTGGAGCTGCGGCAGTACCGGGACCTGGCGGAGGAGGGCACGGAGGTCAACCAGGACACCGGAAATAAGGGCCGCGCCGCCCCCCAGGAGGAAAAGGAGGAAAGCTCGTATACCGTGGTGAAGGGAGACACCCTCTGGGGAATCTGCCGGAGGACCTACGGGGACGGGACCCTGGCCTGGAAGCTGGCGGAGGCCAACGGCATCAAAAACGCCAATTTGATCTATCCGGGCCAGACGGTGAAGCTGCCGGACAAGGGGAGCCTGTGAGGCGGCAATAGAAAAAGCCGGGGAACATTCCCCCGGCTCCAGTCAATGTCATTCCTGGTCTTTCGCCTCGGCGATCGTATCCAGCAGATCACACAGCTCCTCGTTGGTGTAATCTTTCCCGCTCTTTTTGATCAGGCGGCGCAGCTCGTAGATGATGGCCTGCTGGATGATCTTGATCTCCTTTTCACCCGGCATCGTGTGTCGCCCCTTTCTTTAGAGTAATCCCATGATACCATATTCGGCCCATCCTGTCAAACGTGAGAGGAGCATCAAAAATGGCATACGATGATTTTTTGAAAATCCGGACCTGGAGCCTGGACGGGTCCAAAACGGAGCACGTCACCGAGAAAGTCCAGGCCAAGACCTGGAGCGGGAGTTATCAGGACTGCGCCCGGCAGCTGAGTTTTTCTGTTCTCCCGGAGGCGCTGGCGGAGCTGGGAGGCATGGCAAGGCTGTACCTGGGACCAGATATTTTGTTTTCCGGGCACATTTTCTCCCGGAGCCGGGACAGCCTGGGGCATACAATTGACTGCACAGCCCTGGACAATGGGATATACCTGAAGAAGAACAGCACCTACATAGCCGTGCGGAAGCAGACGGCGGAGGCCGTCACGGCCCAGCTGTGCGGGGAGTTCGGCATCCCCTGCGCAGAGCTGGCGGCCACGGGCGTCCCCTTGAGCCGGAACTTCCTGGGCGTCAGCCTGTACCAGATCATCCAGACCATGTATTCTCTCGCGGCGGAGCAGACGGGAAAGCAGTATCAGATTCGTTTCCGCTCCAACCACCTCCAGGTGGTGGAGAAGGCCATCGGGCCGGAAAGCCTGCGGCTGGTGCCCGGTAGCAACCTGATTTCGTGCCAGTCCCGGGAGAGCATTGAGAACATGGTAAACCGGGTGGCGGTCTACGATGACGAATTCCGGAAGGTGACGGAGTACGACAGCCCGGAGAACTACATCGCCCTCTACGGCCTCATGCAGAAGGCCATCAAGGCCAGCGACAGGGAGAGCCCGGAGACCACGGCAAAGGACATCTTGGAGCAGAACGGGATATCGACGGCCATCACCGCCCAGTGCCTGGGGAACGTGAAGCTCATCACGGGCAACGCCGTGGTGGTACACGAGCCGGTCACCGGGACGAATGGACTTTTTTGGATCACGGCGGACGCTCACACGGTGAAGCGCGGCGTCTACCGGACGAAGGTGACGCTGGACTTCCGGAATTTGATGGACGAGCAGTCCGCCGGAAGCATCCCGAAGGAGTGATGATATGCAGGAAGACCTTTACAGCGGGCTTGTCAGCCTCATGCGGGAAACCGGACAGCCGACCGGCCCCGTAGGACCCGCCCACCTGATGCTGGGGACCGTCCTGTCGGCGGACCCGCTGAAGGTGGACGTGGCGGGAACGACGCAGGAGGGAAAACGGATCTACATCTCCCACCGGCTGGTAAAGGAGCACAGGGAGCTCCTGCGGCTGGACTGCACCGAGGTGACGGAGCAATATTCCCTGACCGCCGCCTGCCCTGCCGGCGCCCATATCGGCAGCTCCGCCTTCAGCGCCGGGACGCTGGCCACGCCTCACTGCCTCGCCGCCCAGGCGGAGCCGGTGCTGAAGCCGGGAGATGAGGTGCTCCTGCTGACGGAGGACGACCAGATATTCTTTTTAATCGACAAGGTGGTGAAGGCCGGATGAGCGGTATTTTCCCCATCATCCAGCCGGAGGCGGCGGAGGCGGAGCCCCAGCGCCTGCCGCTGTGCAAAGAGGCGGCGTGGGACTTTGACAAGGGCACGCCCATTTTCTCCGGCGGCAAGCCGCTGGCGGTGACGGGCAGAGAGGCCGTCAAGGTCTGGATTTGGAAGGCTCTGATGACCGCCCGGTTCCGCCACAGCGTCTACAGCTGGGATTACGGAAATGAGGTGGAGAGCCTCATCGGCAGGCCCTTCACTCCGGCGGTGAAGCAGAGCGAGGCCGTGCGGTATGTCCGGGAGGCTCTGCTGATCAACCCTTATATCCGGGCCGTGCGGCAGGTGGACGTGACCTTCCGGGACGATGACCTGACGATCTTCTGCGAGGCCGAGACCATTTACGGGGAGGTAAAGGTATATGTTTGAGGATATGACGCCGGAGAAAATCAGAAAACGCATTCTGGCCCGTCTGGAGACGGACCTCCAGACCCGGGAGGGCAGCTTCACCAACGACGTCATCGCCGCCGCGGCGGAGGAAATCAGCGAGGTGTACCACAGCCTGGACGCCCTGCTCCCGGCCTTCTACGTGGACGAGACCAGCGGGCAGTACATCGACAAACAGGCGGGCACCGTGGGCATCGTTCGGAAAGCCGGCGCGGCCGCCCGGTGCGGCATCACTTTTACGGGGACGGACGGCGCGTCCATCCCCGCCGGGGCGGTCTACTACACGGCGTCGGGCCTGGCGTTCTATCTGGAGGACACCGCTGTCATCCGGGACGGGGAAGGGAAGGGGACGCTGACCGCCTCGGAAGCCGGGGACGCGTACAACATCGCCCCCGGAGAGATCGTCACCGCCCTGCGGAACTACGGCGGCGTGAGCGGCTTCACCAACGAGGCGGCGGACGGCGGCGCGGACCCGGAGACGGACCAGGCGCTGCTTGCCCGCTATCTGGAACGGATGCGCAAGCCCGCCACCTCCGGCAACCCCTGGCATTACCAGCGCTGGGCCAAGGAGGTGGAGGGGGTGGGCGCGGCCCGGGTGGTCAGCAAATGGAACGGCCCCGGCACCGTGAAGGTGATTGTGGCCGACCAGGACCTCCGGCCTGCCACAGAGGCGGCTGTGGCGGCCTGCGCGGCCCACATCGAGGCGGAGCGGCCCATCGGGCCGGAGGTCACGGTGGAGGCCGCGGGAACCCTGGAGGTCACGGTGGAGGTCGCCGCGGTGCTGGACGGGTCCGTCAGCGCCGGGAGCGTCCGGGCGGCGCTGGAGGAGGCCGTGGGGGCGTATCTGCGGGAGCTGGCCGCCGCGGCCTTCGGCGGGAACGTGGACCTCCAGTTTGAGACGATGGAGACCGGGGACTATCAGATTCTGTTCAACCGGATCGCCTTCCTGCTGCTGTCCATCCCCGGCGTGATGGACTACACGTCCCTGCGGCTCAACGGCGGCGGGGTGAACCTGACGGTTCCGGCGGATGCCCTGCCGGTACTGACGGGAGTGGCGGTGGTATGAGGCCGTTCATTGACCGCTATCCCCGGTTCCTGCGGGGCTCCCCGGAGTTCCGGGACCTCCAGCAGGCGCTGGAGCCGGAACTGCTGGAGCTCTGGGCGGCCCGGGACAGCGCGCTGGAGCAGCTGTGTGTGGAGACCGCGGGCTGGGGCCTCCCGTATTGGGAGAAGACCCTGGGCATTCCGGTGGACGGGGAAAAGGACCCGGAGGTCCGCCGGAGCCGTATCCGGGTGAAGCTGCTGGGGGCCGACGTCACCACGGTGGAGCTGGTCCGGAACGCCGCGGAGATATGGTCCGGCCATCCGGCGGAGGTGACGGAGTACGCGGGCGAATTCCGCTTTGAAATCGCCTTTACGGGGACCAACGGGGTCCCGCCGGGCTTAAGGGAATTGGCGGAGGCCCTGCGGGAGCTTCTGCCCGCCCATTTGGGCTGGGGGCTGGCCTTTTTCAGCGAAACATCCGCCGCACTGAACGTGGGGGCGCTCTCGGAGCTGAACAGCTCCCTGGAGGTCTGGCCCCAGATTGTGGCCGAGCTGGAGAGCGCCGGAGCCCTGGACGCGGCCGGCGTCCTGGAGTACCACGCCGGGCTGGAGGTCTGGCCCCAGGTTGTAAACGAGCTGGAATCCGGCGGGTCCGCCGCCGTGAGCGCCGTGGCGGAGTACCACCGGACGCTGGAGCTTTGGCCTGTTGAACACAATGAGGAGGAAACGGCATGAATCCATACGGAACCATCATCACCGACGCCGGGGCGGCGGCGATCTCCGCCGCGCTGCTGGCGGGGAAGAAGCTCCCCGTCGTCTGGGCCGCCGTCGGGGACGGCGGCGGCCAAAAGACCGCCCCCAGCCGGGAGCAGACGGCCCTGGTCCGGGAGCGCTGGCGGGGGGAAATCGCCTCCGCGAAGGAGAACCCGGCCGCGCCTAACATGATCGACGTGAAGTTTGTCCTTCCGGACGAGGCGGGCGGCTTCACCATCCGGGAGCTGGGGCTGTTCAGCGGCAGCGGCGTGCTGGTGGCCGCGGGGAACACCCCGGACACGGAGAAGGCCGCCATTTCCCAGGGCGTCTCCGGACGGCTGACGGTGACCGTCCACCTGCTGGTGGCGGACGCCTCAGCGCTGGAATTCGTCATCAACCCGTCCCTGGACATGGTCAGCCGGGAGGAGCTGGAGAAGGCCCTGGAAGCGCATGACGCTTCCCCCGGGGCGCACCCGGAGCTGCGGGCGGAGCTGGGGCGGCTGGCAGAGCGCTGCGGGGCCGCAGAGGCAGACGCGGCGGAGCTGGACGCCCGGCTGGGGCTGCTGGAGCTGATGTACCGCACGCAGGTCAGCGGGAACCCGTTCACGGTGACCTTCTCGGATATGTCCGGCCTGTTGGTGACGGGCGTGTGGAACGA